TCCTTGTTTCCATAGCGTTTAGCGTACTTCATAATGTTTCCAAGTGTGAATCCTTCACCGTGTCCTGAGTCAATAATAATATCTGTTGCTTGATACTTATCTGAAGCATAGTGCTCACCATATGTACCATCAATGTAAGCTTGTACTTCTTGTATTAATTGTCCTTCATTAAATTTATAGTTCATTGTTTCTCCAGTCGTCAGGTAAAGTATCTTCACTGTACCATGTAAAATTATTTTTGTCTGCCCATTCAGCGTGTGTTCTTTTTGTTCCGTCTTTTCTCATCTTAGCTCCCGGCATAGGGGCAAAAGGTTTTTGGAATAGGAACACTAACTCGGTGTAACTTTTGTTAAGTGCTTCTCTGATGTGTATGTACTTACTGTACTCAGCGTGATCCCAGAACCTGCCTTTTGCTTCGAGCAGTATTGTTTTACTACCTATCTTCTTTACAAAGTCTGGCTCATACTTATGGTGTATGACATATTCTACCTTGTTCCAATGATGTTTCCAATCTTGTAAGATGGTTTGGTGAATGTCATACTCCCATAAACTGTCATACCCTTTTGGTACATTAGTTTTCTTTGGTCTGGGTTTTCTTGGTACTCTTCTAGGCATTGATATCCTCCAAGGATAGATTAGGATTACGTTTCACTTGTTTGTAAAACCACCTTAAACTATATGCACTTAGAAGAAACTTATTGTTAGCAAAGATGTGAGTCTGTTCAGGAAGAAACTCTGAGATATTTTTTTTATTAATCTTAGATGTATCTTCTCCGTCCGGAACCATTGTTCGTAACCACTCGATGAGTAGGTCTTCTGATCTTCGTCTTAGTTGTTTAGATTTTTTTTGATTCATAGTTCTTTACTAATTTCCAATAGTTTAAAATGCTGTTAAACATTTCTGTGTGTTTTGTTTGTGAGTCTCTATCCCAGATGTGACATGAAATAAGATCATGTTGTTTCCTATCTACAAAGATGGAGACACGTTCAACGTCAGTGTAACCACAACCCTGTGCATAAGCAGACAACTGCATACCATGCTCATCGTATACTAATGAAGCAGGGTCTTTACCTTCTAAGTTATCTTTAGTTTTAAAGTCAACAAAGATACCGGTAGTAGAATATAAATCTATCTTACCACCATAACCTAAGTCAGCACAAAAAGAATCTTCTGCTATCCAATGCTCGTTAGGAAATTCTTTATCTAAGAAAGCTCTAACAGCTTCATAAGGTTTGTTTGTTTTACCACCTTCAAACCCCCACTCAATCATAGCATGTATTTTAGTACCTTGTTCTGCGGCTTCCTGTCCTATCTTTTTAGAATCTTGTTTACATCTGTAAGCAAACTCAGAAAGAGATTCATCTTCTTCTTTCTCTAGAGTAAGTGCAGAGTTTAATGCTTGATTGATCTTCCAGTTTTCTAATGCAGGTTTGGCTATCATACCTAACACAGTAGTAACCGAAGGAACTAAGTTATCTTTCTTAGCATCTCGAAGAGTAGTGTTACGTTCTTTACCGTTAGCTCCAATGATAGTATACATTGGCTCACCTGTCTGGGTATACCAGTGTCCTGACTCGGCTGGTTTTTTCTTAGCCGACAGTTTATTATATACATCTTGATCGGTTGTGTCAAGGGTTTTCTTTTTATTTGTCATAGTTTATTTTTGTCTGTGGTTTATCCAAGCTAATTTTCTTGTAACAGGATTAAATTGTAACAGTTGTACGCCTAATTGTTTTTGTATTTCATTACGGCTTTGACACTTGGTTACTTTATTTCCTGTTCGTTTATGTTGTTGAGGCTGTGCTGTTTTAACATCAACAAACGTAGTCTCTCCGTCCTTCATAGCAATCATATCTATAGGTCCAGTACATCCGGTATTTTTAAATACCTCATATCCATTATCCCATAGCCATGTTACTGCGTAGTACTCAGCTAGATCACCTTTCCTACTGCTGTCATTTGGTTTAATATAATTCATATTTAATTCCTGTTGTTTAATGTGTCTCACTCCAATTACCTCCTACTTTATATTCGCCATCCATAGGACAACGTAGATTAAAATGTTCACCTGCTTCTATAATACATTTGACTGCCATCTCTCCAACGAAATCAGTCTGTGATTCTTTGACTTCAATCTGCCACTCATCGTGTATGTTAGCAACAAACCTATAGTCAATAGTGTTTAGCTTTAACAGATCATCTAACATGACCAATGCTTTCTTCATCAGGACAGCACCTGCTCCTTGTAGTAAGGTGTTAAGTGCCGCATGTTTGTGGCGTATGTATAACTTCCTGCCGTCTATCCCTTTGAGATAAGTTTTTGACGCTGCTCTATCAACTCTTTCTTTAAGAGTTCTATATGCAGGGAGACTATTAAGAAAGCGTTCTCGCAACCGTTTACCTTCTGCTCTGCTTCCTTTAATAATGCTTCCAATCTTTTCATCTCCGGCTCCGTAGACGAGTGCATAGATGAAAGTCTTTGCCTGATCTCTTGATTTAAGTCCAGCAAAGTTTTGGTTAGCTGTGTGAATGTCTCCATTAATAATTTCATTTATGTACTCCTTATCGTCCATGTAATGTGCTAACATACGTAGCTCTAATCCACTTGCATCTACACCTACAAGTTTGTATCCGTCCTCAACAATCCAACAAGACCTACATTCTTTACCATAAGGACTGCCATGTGACGGTACTTGAGCAACGTTAGGATTTCTATGAGCCATCCGTCCGGTAATAGTACCGTTAGGAATAACAAATCCATGTACTCTGCCATCATCTTTGACAGCTTCAACCCATGAATCAATCTGAGCTATACGCTTTTGCAACAATAAAAAGTCTGCAATAAGTTTAGCTTCATGTATGTGTGTGATCTTAGATAAAGTTTTCTCATCAACAATAGGTTGACCAGTAGGAGTAAACCTATCTGGCTTCCAACCAAAGTCTATAAGGTACTCACCTATCTGCTTACGACTGCCAAGATTAAACTCTTGTAAAGTTTGTCGCATGAAAGGATTGTAGTTATCTGTATCTAAACAACGTTGATACTCTTCATCAGTCATACCACGCTTAGATAGATTACCATCTTTCTTTATGTAGGGAGATACTTGTTTAGTATCAACCCACTTAGGCTTGAACGTTTCGTGGACTTCCTCTTCTATTACTTGTTTCTTTTGTCTAAGCTCTGCTAATAATCCAAGAGCTAAAGGCATATCAAAATTAAATCCATCCGTCTCTTGTTGCTTAACAATACCAGCAACATCTTGTTCAAGAGATATACTCTCTAGTGTGAATCCCTTAGATTCTTTTCTAAGTTCTTCAAAGACTTTGGTATTTAATTCTACGTCTCGAACACAATAGGTTAGCATTTCTTCTGAGTAATTATAGTAATCCTCAAACTCAATCTTAGGGTATCCAAGTTTGTATCCCCATGTTGCTAGACTATGACCACCATCTCTGGTAGGATTAAATAATCTAGATAGCACAAGGGTATCTATAACTTCTTTATTACTAAGATCAATACCTGCAAACTTTTCTACTAAGGGTATGTCAAACCCTATGATGTTATGTCCAATCAAACGAGTGGCTGTAGTCAAAAACTTATAGCCTTCATCCAGATTGTCCGGTGTAAATTTATACACCTCTTTTGTTTCTGCATCTTGAGCAACAAGACACCACACTTTAGTAGCGTCTAGTCCATCAGTTTCGATATCAAATACTAAGTCCATAATTAAAATGCCTCCGATGAAGAGTTATCAAAATTTATATCTTCATCTGTTAGTTCAGATAATCTACCGGTCTCACCGTCATAGATAACTCTAGCCGCCAGACCTACATCACCTGTGTATCTTGATTTAAGTACACGAAGTCTTGTAGTCCTAGCTTCATCGGGATCATCTGCTTGTTGATTACGTTCTAAAGCAATCACACAATCTGATAACTGACCAATACTATTAGAGCCACGAAGATGTGAGAGGCTAACCTCTACTCCATTCTCGTGTCCTTTGTTACCATCAACTCTTCTAAGATGTGATACAAGAATAATCCCTGCACCTGTCTCTTCAACTAAACTTCTAAGCCTAGTCATAATAGCATCAATAGCTCGTCTCTCGTCTCCATCATGTACAGCACTGACCAGCATATGTAAATGGTCAATGACCACCCACTTACAGTCACATCCTATAATCATAAAGCGAAGCTTGGTAAAGATATCATCAATGTCATTGGTGCCAAAGTGTGAGTGAACCCATACTCTGTTTTTATTCTCACCATCATACAAGATATCAAACATCTTATCAAGTTCTTCTTTAGAAAACTTCTCACGTTCTTCATCAACGTATAGTCTTGCGTTAGCTTCAATGGAAAGTATACCATCAATGGTACGTCTCCAATCTTCTTCTAATGCAATGATACCTACGTTGTCTGTAGTACTTTTAATAAGATGATGTTCTAGTTCTCTGGTTACACTAGACTTACCAAGTCCTGTACCACCTGTTAAAGTAACCAGCTCTCCCTGTCTTAAGCCATACAGCTTTTTGTTTAGTCCTTCATAAGGATAGGGTACACTTGGTTTCTTCTCTCGGTTATGAAACTTCTCACGTTGTTCCGATACATTGATAACACCAGAGGGTGTGTATACCTTTGAAGCCCACCAAGATTCAACAAAATCTTTGTGCTTGTTGCTACGAAGCATATCGTTAGGGTCTTTGAAACCATTAGGAAGTGTGAGTATCCTAGCCTTGCCCGGTTTAAATAACCTAGCAACTTTAACCGATGCTTCTTTACCAGCCTTGTCGTTATCGAATGCAATGATTACATTCTCAAACTCTTCAAAGAACTCTAAGCTTTCTTTGATATCTTTGACGGCACCTTGAGCACCACGTTTAATGGATACGACAGCCCACTTACTACCTAGTAGTTCGTAAGCCGCCATAGCATCACACTCCCCTTCGGTTATGGTGACATACTTGCCACCCTTGAATAGCTGTTGACCGAACAGTCCGGTATCGTTATAGCTACCAGAAACAAAGAAATCTTTACTAATAGTATTCCTATATTTCGTAGCAGATAATTCATGTCCATTGTAATATGGATACAAATGTTTAACGACCTGACCCTTCAAGTCTTGCACAGCCTTAACACCATACTTCTGTGCTGTAGCCTGAGAGATTTTACGATCTGTCAATGCCATGAAGTTGCCTTCAATCACACTGTCTGGTTGTTTTTGTTGTGTTGTTTGTGGTTCTGTCATAGTCTTTCCTTCACATGCGTTATTATAATTAGGCATAAATTCTCCACAACTGAAACACTTTGCCGAACCGTCTGCGTTGATACCAACAGCATCACTGCTCGGACAAAGTGGACAGGGTTGTTTCAACTTATCCCAAGTTTTATCTTCCATAGTAGCCCTCCTAAAGACTAAGATTTATCGTCGTCTGTTTCGTCCTCCATTACCTCTGGCTCTGGTAGAACAATAGCTTCATCTCTACTCTTGAGTAACTCTTCTAAGTTAGCTCGATGAGTACGACTTGCAAAGTCTAAAGCTTCAATAATTATCTGTATGTTACCAACCTTCTGTACAACAACAGTAGCTTCTTGCTTTACAGCATCATCACTAATGTTATTAACATCAAAGTTAGTAACTACATCTTCATTCGTAATAGTTATAATCATTTAGAATTCCTCGTTGTCGTCCGTGTTGCCTTCAACATATTCAACAAGGTTCTCTACCTTGACAGCCATGAGCTCGGCAAATTGCCCGAAGTCATTCTTGTAAGGCTTGATCTTTACAACTACTTCTGAACCGTTACCAACACTAACATCAATAGATTCACCATCAACGTTAACTAATTTAGGAGCAGGGTTAGCTTCTCCATCATTCTTGGTGGCTCGTTTACTAAAAGTAAATGCCGGTTCGTCATACTTAGCCTGACCTGCTCTATCTTTAACTTGGTTAAGACCTATGCCTTCAAGTTTAGAAGCAGTGTCTGCATCCGTTAGTACAGTCAGACCATACTTGTGAGGTTGGAACCTCGTGTTTGGCGATGTAATGTTTGCCCACATTGCCTTTCCTTTTACATACTCATACATATATTATACCTCCTTAAGGTTTGTTTTTGTTATAAGTGCACACATTATAGCACACTTTGTTTGTAAAGTCTATAGTTTATTTAATTAATTTTAAGTGCCGGTGGGGTGCAAGACCGGCAACTTGTCTAACTGGGGTCAGTCAGATGATATAGGTTAAGGATTTTAGAGAGGGCTAACCTATCCCACACGTATTAGTTATCCCTTATGCAGGGTAGTATCTCTTCCCAAAATGTCAGAGGTGTATTGTCTAGCTTAACCTTGAAGGTCTCATCTAGTTTCTCCACCATGTGTCCTACACTTGGGTAATGTTCTGCCATGTACTCACCAAATTTTCTATACTCCTCTCGAGTTAGAATCTTTGTGCTGTACTGTTGTCTTTCTGCTAAATACATAAGCTGTATTATACCACACTAATGTTAAAATGTATACAGTTTTAAAAAATTAAAGGCTGTTTTTACACGTTAACTAGTATGCTATTTAACTTCCCTTTCCCATTGGTTACAGTAACCTATCTCTTTTAAGCTAAGTATATTTTCTATCTGCATAAGCACATCAGCTATAGCATGAGCTTCTTGGATAGTACAACTACCATACTCAAACAAACCTGATACACCCCACTTAGCATTATTAAAATCTTTAATTAGATAATCAATATTCATTTGCTGTGTTTTAATCGTTACTATTTTATGTTTCATTTACCTTGTCCTCTATATTTTTTATAGTTAGCTTTCTGATTCTTGTTCATGGTTGAGGTGCTAACGTTACCTCCACCTTGACTGGTCTTCTTACCTTTGCCTTTAGTAGCAGAGATGTAAGCCTTTAATGTTTTAGTCTTTGCCATGTCCTACCTCCATACATGAACGCCATTCAGTTTGATTTACTTCGTATGGATAGAGGGTAAA